CAAGATCGTCGCGGTCAACGCCGCGGTCGTGACGGGCAAACTGCAACAGATGGCGTCAGGGTTCGTGTACAACAGTTTTACCGAGGCGTCACCAACGCCGGGCAAGTTCAAAACGACCAAGACGCCTATTTGGTTCTCGACGCACAAGTTTGATTTGCTTGACGAGTTGTTGCAGGAGAACCAACACGCGCCGACAATTGTGGCGTACACATACCAAGAAGAACTGGCAGAGTTGAAGCGCCGGTATCCGAAGGCGCTCACGCTTGACGATCACAACGCTATTGAGCGGTGGAACTCCGGCAAGGTTGAACTGCTGTTTGCCCATCCGAAGTCCGCAGGGCATGGCCTGAACCTACAGCATGGCGGGTCACGCATCGTGTTCCTGTCGTTGCCGTGGTCGTTGGAACTATTTGAGCAGACGGTTGGGCGGTTGCACCGCAGCGGGCAGAAGCACGATGTGTGGTGCTACATCCTGATGACGAACAAGACAGTAGATGAGCGGATCTGGGCGGGGCTTCACGATAAACGGGCGCTATCCGACATAGCGATTGAGGAGTTGAAATGCGCGTAGAGAATTGGGTTGTGCTGAACAGCAAGTTGATGTCGTACACCGAGGATGAACTGTGGATGTTGATTGAACATGAGATTGACCATGACAAGCGGCCTACGTTCATCGTCAGGTTGCACCAGAGGTATTGCATCCTGCGTAACACGCGGGAGCGCGTTGAATTGTTGGAGAAGATGAAATGAGGCATTGCGACCCCGTAACGATGGATCACATTATTGAACTACGCAAGCGCGTGGCGCTGTTGGAGAAGCAACTTGAGAACGCGTTGTCGTATGTAAGGCCAATGTTTGAGCAACAGCGGCGATATCTGGAGGACATTGGCTCATCAACCATCAGGGTTGGGGAAGAAACAAAATTCAGCCGCGATGCGCGCAGCTTTAATGGAGAGAAGTGATGGAAGCCATTGAGACAATTAATATTTATTTTAATTACAACAAATTAAAAGCGGAGAATGAGCGGTTGCGGAACGATAATAATCGCTTGGCTTGGCTTGCTATCGACAATGCAAAAGATACAGGACGAGCATTGATGTATCGTAAAATACTGCAACAGATCGCAGAGGAAGGCTCGGGCCATGGTCAGGCTCTTGCGTATGCGGCACTGAAGGAGAAAGCGTGATGATCCTTCAACTGTCTCCTACACTGCCAATGATTACCCCAAAGGGTAAAGCACTGGCGCACTTCGTGATTGACTACGGCGAAGAGCATCACCTGATGTGGGTGTGCGTTCAAGAGACGGGTGAGATATGGACTTGGGCTAACCCCGAAGTCCGCGTCCAGAGCAACCCGTCGTTCAACCGACCATCTTGAACGCTACCTCTTCCGTCTCGGCTACGCGCCTGCCCCAACCCTTGCCGAAGGTTTCCCATGTCGGCAGGGCTTGCAGGAACTCAAGTCTGCGTTCGCAGATCTTGGACGCCAACTCACGCGGGTTCATCTTCGCTACAGCGGCAAGTGTAGCAGGGCCGATAGCGCCATCAGCAGCCACACCACAAGCGCCCTGAAGAAACTTGCTGGCACGGCCAGTACCAGAATTAATAGCAAGGTCAAAAACAGCAAAGTCCACCCCATGCGGGAGGTCATCGCAGCGGCACTTGTCCCAGTACCGGGCTTTGTAGAGCGGGGCGACGTCGGCAACTGTGAGGGATCTGATGTCATCTTTGGTTACCTCATGGCCAACCCATTCTTCCCAGACTTTCTTGGTGCAACCGAGGTTGGTTGCGCCGCCAGGATCTTTTGGGTGATCGACATATCCCCCTTCATGTTTCAAGACATGGGCGAGGCACTCTTCAAAATTATCTTTCACGACTTACTCCAAAGGTTTTGAGTTGTGGATCATGGCGTCTTTCTTTTGTGAGCCAGACGACGAGCCAAAGTAAAACGCCATGACGCCTGTCCACCCGGCAGATAGAGTGCCGAGCAGCATAAGCAGGACTTCCGAACCGTTCAATGGCAACCCGCTGATTAAGACGTATGCGATGATGCCGAAATAGCCTAACGTGACGCTGATCGCCAAAGCCCGTGGAATCCAGTCTTTGGCCTCTGTCTGCATCGCCCTTGCAGACTTACGGTCGTCCACCGCAAGTGCTTCCAAATCAATGTCTAGGCTCTTCATCTGGACACGGAAGTCTGCGTCAATCTTCTTGACAGACGCAAGCTGTTCAGGCGAGGCGGCGCGGAGCGCTGTTTGCAGATCGTCCTCAGAGCCGTCCTCGTTGCCGAGCAGTGCCTGGGATAGCGCTTTCGTTGCCATGCCCGCCAGTGGGCCGCCAAGGGCCGTAGCGATGCTAGGCGCGACTGAGCCGAGTAGCGGCCCGAATGTTTTAAGCAGATCCATCGTCCTTACCTCCAGATTTAGAGCCTAACATGATACCCGACAGCGTGCCGGTCAGAAACGTCGCAATCGGCGCAATCAGCTTAAAAAATTCTTGGTCGTTTGGCGCTTGCCCGTCAATTGGCTGCACGACGAATATCAGGCTGTACAACACTGCGAAAACGGTTCCGGTTAAGGTCAAGCACAGGCTGATGCCAATGATGAACTGGAGAAGGGCGTGGAGTTCGTCTTCCTTGATCCTCATCGCGCTACGGCTCCGCATGGATTTTGTTTGAGAGTGTCTGCGGAACAGGTTCCAGAGGCGGTGCAAATAGGCGGGTTGCACTCCGGCGCGTCCCAGTTCTTAGGGTCTTGGCATGGATAGCGATAGCGGTCTTCGCATCCCGCCAGAACTAAAACTGCAATTGCCATCAGGTACTTCATTTGTGCGCAGTCAGATAAACAAAGAGTGCAAGACCGAGAGCCATAACGATAACGCCCAAGAACATCCATGCGCCCAAGATCAGTTCAGCTTGGCGTTCCTCGGCTTCCTTCTGCGCGGCGGCCGCTTGACGCACGGCCTCCTTACGCATTTCGGTGACTTCCTTCTGAATTGCAATCCACGCTTGTTGACCGTAAGCCCCTACAAACAGGTTCTTGGTGTCGAGTTGCAACTGTTGCGCCTTGGCCCGCAAAGCGTACAGTTTGATTGCTTCAGCCTCGTATTCTGCTTGGCTTTGGAATAACTTCTTTTTTTGCCCAGAGGTCAATTGCGTTATTTGCGCGATCCTCGCAAACAGGCTCCCCACGCGCTCTACAACGTCGATGGCCTCGTGGCCGGCGTCGGTCGCTGACTTGATTCCATTGTAGATGGCCGTTGCGCCTGCCAGCAGCGTAAAGGGGTCCATTTACTTGTCCGCTTTGTTTTCAAGCCGTTCAAATATTTGGCGGCAAATGTCTTTAAGCTCTTTGACGCCTTCTTGAAACTCATCTTTGCGAATGTAATTTGACGGTAGCGCGACCTCAATGATGTGAAGGTCTTTTCGCAGATCCTTCACCGCGCCCCAAAGCTCACGCGCCAACCATCCCATGCCTGCGAGGATGATAGCGCCGCCAAGGTTGATGAGGGTCTGCGTGTCCATTACTGAGCCAATGCGTTCTGGTTGGTGGGGGCGAGAGCGTTAATAACCACAGGAAACGCACTTGCACGGGCTACACGCGCTGCGCTTGCGCCGCCGGCCTTAAACGCCTGCGCGATACTTTTATTGCGGGCTTCATACGCCAATGCTTTTTCTAACGCCGCTGCGGCCATGTTAGGGTCAAGCATTTCCATAGCAATTTCAATAGCAATCTTTTTATCAATCTTACCTTGAAGTTTACGCAGAACCGTGTTTGCAACCGCCACCGCACGGTTCATAACATTAGGTGCTGTAGGTGCTTCAGTTGACGGCACAACGCTTTCGGCCCGTGCGCCTTCGCGGGCCAACTTGCCTGTACGAGCCTCGCGCGCAAGGTCTGCACGGATACCTTCCAAGGTCTTAACATCGTCAGCAGAAAGAACTTTCGTCAACGAATCAAACCGTGGCATCCCGGTTGTAGCTTTCTGAATAGTTCCTGGTGCGTCGCGCAATGCCGCCGAATACACAGACGCACGTTGCGCCGCATTTTCGCCAAGCGCGGGCACTAACTTGCCCTCTAAGTACTGCCCAATTTCCATCGTATTGATGGGCGCGCTTTGTTTGGCAAACGTTTCACGGGCAGCCTTGTACTCAGACGCGGTGCTTTCAAGCCAAGTAAGATACTTGTCACGGGTGCTTTTCATCGCACCGGCTTCAGCCGCGCCAATACCAAACCGTTCTGGATTCTTGATCAAGTCATCCATTGCGGTCTTAATATGGTGCAAGCTGCTGACTGGATACTGCGCTACTTCAGCGGGTATGATCTGCGTAATAGGGTTTCCGGCGGCGTCTAAAAGTTTAGTCTGAACAATTTGTTCCGGCGTATCTTCGCCGAACTTAAACGGTTGTTTCTTTTCCGCTGCTAATTGTTTAGCCCGCTCCATTGCCTTTTCCATAGACGGCCTAGACACCAAATCACGAAAAATTTCATCTGATGGGATGATGTTAGTTTCAGCCGCGCCGTAAAGTTTTTTGGCGGTAGTGCCTCTTGTACCTTTAGCCGCATCCAATGCTTCTTTATTTTGCGCGACGGTACGCAACGCAGCCAACCGCGCGGCAGCTTGCGCGTCTTCGCGGGCCAAGAAAGCGGTAGGCATTTCTTTAGAAACTTGTTTTTCAAGCGCCGAGTACAAAGTGCTTCCGACCGGCGACGCGGCCTGCGCGGCGGTAGGCGCGCTGCCCGGCACTAATGTGATAGGGGCGCGAAGCGCGTTAAGTATTTCTGGGCCTTTACCTTCTGCTGCTTGCAGAAGCGCCATGTTTTTAGGGTTAAGCCAGTTTGATACGCCTTCAGCGGCTCCTCTAATAGCACGGCCCGCAAGCCCAAGAGGTTTAGTAACTAAACCCGGCCCTATCATACTGCCAAAAAGTTCATCCATTGCGTATTCAGGTGGTGTTTCCTTTAATCCAAATACTTGCGACACATCTTCGCTTGTCGGCAAACCAATAGCCGACCCGCCAATATCACCAAGGCCACCAAAACCTTTTAACACACCGCGTCCTTGTGCTTTTAATGACTCGACAACGCCTTTCTTGCCGCCTACATTTACGCGCGGTGAAAGTGCCTGCGGCGACACACGCGTTGCTACTTGCGGCGCAAGTTTACGGCCTGTAGGCATACCAGAATCAGATGGCAGTATGTCGTCAAAAGTTAACACACCCGAAGATGCGTTAGGCAAAAGTATGTCGTCAAAATTAAGTACTGGCATCACTTAACCTTTGCGGGGTCGTAACCACTAATGGTTAATTTTTCATATACTTTGTTAATTAATTCTGTTTTTCTTTCTTGTGACATATTGCTAGCATTTATTTTATCTACCATAGCTTTTGCAGTAGCATAAGTTTCTGTAGTTTCTTTAGGCGTTGCGTTTTTAGCGTGATCTTCTGGCAAAGTAACGCCGGCTTTTTGCGCCATGTATCGTTTTGCTGTTTTCCACGCCGCTAGACGATCTTGAACAGGTCTAACAGAATTTGACACGTCGCCTAAAGTATTTAACAAAAATCGACGATCTTCGTCCGTAAATCCTGCACCTAATTTACCACCTGCTAATTCAAGCGTCAAAGTGCTTGCAATGGTTTCAAGTTGTGCAATAGCTTTAGATCCTTCAGTTGACGCACCAAAAGCAGCAAAAAAATCTGCACCAAGTTGTTCCATACTTCCGCTTGTTGACGTAGGCAACAGTTTGTCAACAGCAGTCATTCCTGTAGCTGAGTCAAACCCAATAAAATCTAGCGCAGCTTTAGCGCCCGCTTTTTTATTTTCTTCCGTAATTGTTTGCGTTTCACGCGCCGAGCTAGGTGCAGCCACGCTAGCCAACATACCTTCGCCTGTTTCTGTACGTATAGGTTGCATAGCCGTAGATGTTTGCGGGGCAGGCACAGGTGCGCCGCCGCCGTAACCCCCTGCGTTCATTGCAAGCGCGTTGGTAGGTTGGGCCGCAGCGGAGCCAGCCGCGAGTGCGTTTTGCTTAAATGTTGGGCGCGGGTACATTTCGGGCGCGGGCGCTCTAACGCGCTGAAATATTACCTTGCTAGGGTTATTAGGGTCTGGCATTTCAATTATTTTTTCGCCAAACGAAGCGTTCCACGCCGCTGCATACTCTGGCGTTGCAACAAACGCAGGGTCGTTAACGCCTTTGAGTAGAGTTAAACGAAGGCGTTCGTTTTCCGTGCCGCCCGAACCGCCGCCGCCTGCTTCGCCTCTGGCTTTGGCAGCGTCGGCGTTTTGTTTGGCAATCTCAGCTTCTTTTTTCTGAAAATCAATATCCATATTTTTAAGGGCGTAGCCGTCAATGCCGCTGAGGCGCTGGGCTATTTGATCGACAGTCATCCCGCCGCCGCCTTCTGCCACAGGCTTAGCCATCTTGCGGATAGCTTCTTTACGAGCTTCAGTTGGGCCACCCGTCTTGACCGCAAGAGGGCCAAGGACAGGATCAGCGTCTACAACATCAACGTAGTGCATCAACCCGTCAATAGAAATGGCTTGGGCAAGGACAGGTTTAACCCTAGCAAGCGCGGTGTTATAATTGTCCGTATCTGCTTTTAATGCCTCAACGCGCGCTTTTGCGTCGGCTTCCATTCCTTTTGCGCTTGCCTCGCGGCGGGCTTCAGGAAGTTTGAACAACTCTTCAGCCTTGCCCGTTTCGCCCAATTTAAGAAATTGAAGCGCAGTTTTGGTGTAGTCGTAGTTAGGCTCGGTCGAACCTTGAACAGTACCTGGCCCCATGACCGCTGTTTTGCCTGGGTCAAACCCTTGCTCGTATACACCTGCAATCTTTTGCGCTCTCGCCCGCTGCGCTAATGCATTACCCGCCGCTATCTTACGTGCCTCGTCTGCCCGCGCTCGATCCTCGGCAGCGTACTGCATCTGCAAAGCGTTAGCCTGCTGCGCCTGCTGCGAGTTGCGGAACTGCATCATCTGATTGGCAGAACCCATAATGTCGATAGCGCCAGGAACGTAAATCTCAGCCATCGTTAAACTCCTTAACCTCTTATCGGAGGCATAGC